CATAGCACATAGCGCCAGTGATAAGGGCAGCCGCTTCTTCATCGACGACAAAGGGTTTATTACATCCCCAACAGGTCCAAATACTACCAACAATGGCACCCTTGGTGACCCAAAGAAAGCCCCCACATTTAATACAATTAGCTCTAAAGAAACCACGACGACTTATAGTATCTAAAGCATATATCATTTTATGTGCACATCTATTATGTTGCTTCATTAGAGTATGTTGTATCCCTTTAACCGGCTAATGGCCTTTCTAATTAACAATTTAGCTGTCTGAAAGGTTGTTGTCAAGTCTGAAAGGTTTTCAGCGTTTTAATCAATCGTTCATTCTTTTTATTATCTTTATATATGTGTGTTGATTGTGTTGAATTAGTACTACATACCTCCATGACCTTCAAAAATTCCCTTGAACTCCTAAACCTAAGACCAAACCAAAACTAAGATCAGATTAAATCCAAATATCAATCAAATCAATCTATTTCAGAATCGAATCAGTTTCGAAATGCTTCATTATGTGAAAAGTTATTTAAGAATAAGACCAAAAAATGACATATAAAAAATGAGCAATAAAAAAGACCGACCGAGGTTTCCCTCGACCGGTCTCTTTACGATCGCTAGTCTTAGCCAGCGATGATCTTCGCCAGCGCCTGCTTCGAGCTTGACCCGGCGCGCCGATATTCGACGTAGCGCTCCTGATCGGCCTCGGAGAAGTCGAAGGCGCCCAGCGTCTTCAACTCCTTCTTTAGCGGGTCTGCGGTCAGCTTGGCACGCTCGACCTGGGCAACGTTGCCGCGCCGCTTCAGGTCGGAGGCGTAGTTGAGCAGACCGTTGAACGCCCCGGCTCCGAGCAGTTCGAACGCTGCGGCCGCCTGCTCGATGTCCTGGACGTTCCAGACCGGCTTGGTGAAGGGGATGCGATGGTCCTCGACGATGCCCTTGCTGGGATCCTTGCGGATGACAGCGGCATCCTCGACGTAGCCCACGAAGGGCGCGGTGAGGTTATCGAGAACATCCCAATTCACCTTGGTCGATTCGGTTGACATGTTTGATTTGCTCCGTTTGAATAAGTTTTAGCGACGAGGGCAGGATGCCTTCGTCGTTTCCAGATTGCTCTATTCAGTTGTCAAAGAGCGGCTGCGAATGTTCGCTGTCAGGAGCCGCTTCGCGTCGCCAGCAGGCCGCGCCCCCGATCTACTAGGAAGATAGGCCGAGGCAGGCTGTTTGTCAAGGGCAAAGGCGCGGGCAGGGTGGAATAGTTTGAGCCACACCTGGCTCAATCAAGCGCAAATAGAGCGGCCGATCGCGCAATTTTTTCGCGGCGCACGTTTCACGCGTCCCGACCCTCCCCCATGCCCCCTGGAATGGGTCCCCCAGACGGCGGCGGCGGGGAATGTGTTTCTCAAGCGGTATACAGATCGATATTTCATTCGGGATTGGATACTTCGGGTCCCATCTAAGCACAATTTCAGACTAGCTTTTTAATTCTTCAGCAGCTGAAAGGCTTGACAAAAATGGACCCTTGCCGTATATTGCTGATGAGGAGATCCGGGATGTCTGACCCTAAGCACGCTCAAACAACCGCCGACACGGCCGAACGTCCGTCGGATGCTCGGCTCTCCTCTAAGAATAATGTATTGAACATCCTTCCTCGGGTTGAGATTCGCCCGATGAATGGTCGAGTAATCGGAACCAAATCTCCGTCGATTCCCCCGATGGTTAAACACATCATCGGTGAGGCGGCTCACGTCGCAGGGCACGGTGGTAATGGCGCCGTTGCTCAAGCATTCGACGTACATCGTAATACGGTCACCCGCGCCAAGGAGGGCACCGGCCAAGCGAAAGAGATTTTGGATGAGAACATCCGGCAGGCTGCTCTGGACCGTATTGTCGGCATGTTTGATACCTCTGTATCACCCGAGAAACTAGCCAGCTTAGATACGAAAGACGCCACGCGCTCCATGAAGGATCTTGCGAAAGTTGCAGATTCCTTTACGAAGAAGGATAAAAACGTATTTAATGGTCCAACGATCGTAATTATGCGTCCGTCTCAGCATACGGAAGCAGATTACGACGTTATTGATGTCGAAGCTAGGGAGATTAGATAAATGCTGTCACCAGATCAGACTCAAGAGTATCGGCCTCGTATCACATATTTTGAGTATGTAGAACTTTTGAACTATATTGGTCGGGGTCTTAGAGCTATTGATCATAAATTAGTTCAAGTAGAATTTAATCCCAAGAGAGCAGATGCCGAACTTGCTAAGTTTGATGCAATTCTAGATCAGGACTTTGATACAGACCTAGTCGAAATGTCAGAGGGTGATCTAGCAGTGGCTGAGCTCGAGCAAGAACTTGCAGGGCCTCCGTGGTTGAACAAGTAACTTGGCGTCCAAATAAACGTCAGGCAGAGTTCCTTGCTATTCCGTTCACGGTCTTCGAAGGTTTTTATGGGGGTGCGGCGGGCGGGGGAAAGTCGGAAATTCTCCTCGCGGATCCTGTAGTGAAGGGGTTGACTAATCACCCTCGTTTTCATGGGATCATCTTCCGCCGCACCTTCAGGCAGTTAGAAGAGTCACTCATTCCTCGTGCTAAAGAATTTTATGGATGGGACGGGACGCAGAGATTTGGGGCTCGATACAATGACCAGAAAAAGTCATTTACTTTCCCCTCAGGAGCGACAATCCGTTTCAGCTATCTCGAAACCGATGATGATGCTAAGAGCCACCAAACGGCAGAATACAATTATGTTGCCTTTGATGAACTCACCCATTTCTCGGAATACCAATACGTTTATCTCACCACTCGCGTCCGGTCCTCAGTTCCAGATTTACCCGCTTACGTTCGCGGAGGTTCCAACCCTGGTGGTATAGGACATACTTGGTGTTATAAACGTTTCGTAGAGCCGTGCGAAACTGGTCACGTTATACTTTCTCGCATGCTCCCAAACGGCCACACCACAAAAGCGATCTTCATCCCGGCACTACTGACTGACAATACAGAGTTAATGAATGCGGATCCAGACTACATCAATCGCCTTAACCTGCTCCCGGAAGCTGAGCGAAGGGCTTTACTCTACGGAGATTGGCACGCATATTCTGGGCAGGTTTTCTCTGAATTTCGAGCCCTTCATTTGCCTACAGAGCCAGATAATGCAATCCATATGGTTGATCCCTTTCTCATTCCCACATGGTGGCCCAAGGTCCTCGCAATAGATTGGGGCTACGCAGCTATGACCTGGGCTGGTTGGGCTGCTGTTGCACCTGATGGAGTAAGTTTCTTATATAGGGAATATGCGCAGAAAAGAAAGTACATCACGGAGTGGGGCGCGGACGTCGCTCGTCTTAGCCAGTTCGATGGAAACATCAGAGCAGTCGTCCTGGACCCATCCGCATGGCAGCAGCGTGGAGATCCCAAACAAATCTACAAACAGTTTGAAGAGGCTTCTGGCTTTAGAGTTGCTAAAGCAGATAACGATCGTATCGGAGGAAAAATGCTCATGCATGAATACTTCCGATGGAAGTCCCGTCCGGCACGTTACGTCCCAAAGGAAGGATTCCAGCAAGACTTACACGACCGAATCTTCAGAATGTACGGAGCTGAGCGGGCTCTTGAGTATATACAGATGTTTGCTCCTCAGAAGCCCGAAACAAATCTTCCCAAACTTCGTATCTTCAAAGGAGCCGCGCCAGAGTTTGTAGGAGCCATTCAAGCTTGCATGGCTGATCCTAAGAAGCCTGAAGATGTAATGGAGTTTGAGGGAGACGATCCTTATGATGGTGGTCGATATCTAATCAAGCGTGTGCATCGCTTCTTTGATGAGTCAAAGAAAGAGTTTGAGCAGCGCGCAATACTCGATAAAGTTCTAAAAGCCGCTCCCTCGACGTTCGATATGTATCGGGCAATGGAGAGATATGAACAGGATACAAAGGGCGATTCAGATTTTGCTAAACAGCGAATCCTTACCCCCTCCCAACTCAGACTATCTGGCTCACTTGCAACTAGAAAACGCTTGGCTTCGCGGTTTAGTTGAGGATTTGAAAAATACCCCCAGACCCCCGGCGCCCGCGCGCGTAGAGTATGAACGAGTGCCAGCCCGAGGGGGTGTGCAAACTAGGACATCTGCACGGTTGCAGATTCAAGCGCACTTAGACAAGGTTAATAGAGAGAATGTGGATAAGCATCTGGATAGCGTGGCTCCTGTTTCTGGTAATAGCGGACGTGCTAGCGAATCGAAAACCGGGAGCAACATTCTCGGAGCATAGCCGTATCTGGTTTAAATCGACTTTCGCTCGTATTCTTCTTGCACTCTTCTTTATAGCTTTGTACTTACACTTCGTTATCAACCTTCCAGTCTGGCCCGTGATTGGCACGGGTGCCGGGCTTGGGTTTTTTGTAGCAAAGGATGTTTACATGCGTTGGGATAAACTACTGCAGGGTGCTCTTTTCTCTGGCTTTCTCACGGCTGTTCTAGGAGCCGCTCCCTTTTTCACAGATGGTAAGATTACAGGAGCTGAGAGTGTAATGCTTCTTGGTACCTTCCTTGGTGGCGTTGGTTTCTATATCAAGGAACATTCTCCGGTGGAGCCAACTAATGTTCAGTAAGATCAAAAAAGTTCTTGGTACCATTACTAATCTATTACTGATTGGCCGTGCTAAGGGCTGGTGGACTGAGAAACCTACAATTAAGAGTAAGTAGATGGCAACACTCCCCCTCGATCCCGAGATGATGGATCCTGAAATGATGGACCCATCTATGATGCCTCCACCGGATCCCATTCCCGAGGATATAGCAGCACAACTTCCTATGGATATTGATGTTGTTCCAGAGGAAGATCCTATTGGTCCGTCTGAGGAAGAGCTTGAGAAAGTTCTCTTTGATCTTGTGGAGGATTACGAAAATGATGATAGGATCGCCCATGAGCAACTTTCATCCGAGTGTCGAAGATACGAACTTTACTGGCAGAACATTCAGGATATCGTTTGGGATTCTACAAATCGAGATTGGGTTTCGGCCTCCGGCGTACTACAAACAGCAAGAAATCTCGATGTGGATCCATCTATCCTGGACAAGACAATCGGGATTTACAGGTCTTACGGTGAGATCGTTGCGTCGGCATTATCCCAGACCGTACCTACCGTGCGATTCCTCCCCGCAGATGCCGACAACGGAAAAGATATCACGACAGCCCGTTCAAGTACCGCTATTTCCCAACTAATTCAGAGGCACAATGATGCCCCACTTTTGTTCCTCCGAGCTTTGTATACTAAATTCAATCAACATTTTGTGGCCGCTTATCATACAGTGGTTACAGATGAAAGCTATGGTACTGTTGAGCGTCCTCAGATTGGTCTAGAAACGCAGGACACACCTACGGGTATGCAAATCTGCCCTGAGTGTGGAATGCCTGAGCCTGCAATGGATGATATGTCCATTGACATGGGAGTCTGTCCTACATGCGGATCTACACAGCCGCCTATTGATGAGACTGTTCCAGAAGAGATTCCTGTTGTCAAAGAGATTCTCTCTGCTCCAAAGGGTAGAATAAGGATCGAGGTCTACGGGCCGCGCCATGTTAAAGTTCAACCCTTCTGCAAAGACGTTCGATCGAGCCCTTACATTATCCTCGAAGCCGATCTTCATGAGAATCTTATTGGGGAGCTCTATCCTAAGTATCTCATCGCCGCGACTGCGGATGACACTGATGTCAGACGGGGTGATCGTAGACCTACTGCCGACAATATCGATAGCCGAAAGATTCACACGCTGAAACGTTGCTGGCTTCGCCCTTGGGCATTGAATGGTATTCAGGATGAAGAGAAGCGCATAGCTTTAAAGGCCCAGTATCCGAAGGGGGTCTTTGTCGTAATTGCGGACAAGAAAGTCCTCGAGACGACTGCAGAAAATGCAGATGACCATTGGACTTTCGTTAGTGATCCCTTTGCTGAGTACGTTCATGGTGATCCTCGTGGTAAATTCCTGGTACCAATTCAGGACATGCTCAACGACGATATCATGCTGGCTCTTGAAACGATCCTTCATAATATCCCTGAGATGTATGCAGACCCTACTGTTGTAGACTTCAAGCAATACAATGCGAAGGAAGCGCGTCCTGGTCAGATGAATCAGGCAAAAGCTCCTGATGGTATGCCTCTCGGTTCAGGTTTCTTCCAACCTCAAGGTGCTACACTCTCCAAAGAAGTTGATGCATTTACAATGCGCCTTCAGGAGATGGCTCAGTTCGTAGTAGGCGCACCCCCATCGATTTGGGGTGGCGCACAAGCTGGTAGTTCTTCCACATTAGGCGAGTATCAACAGAGCCGCGCCCAAGCTCAGCAACGTTTAGGCACGGACTGGAAGATGCTCAACATCTGGTGGAAAGATATCATGGAGAAGTCCGTTAAGGAATTCCGTGATTTCATGAAACAGCTTGCTGCTTCAGTCAATGACCCAGTTTACTCCGACCACTTTGTAACTCGTGAGGGTGAGAATTATACGAACGTTTGGATTCGCCTCGAGGATATGCAGGGTGAAGTAGGAGAAGCTGAGTCTGAAACATCTGACCAATTCCCTGTATCCTGGGAGCAACAGCGAGGTCTTCTCTTTGAACTCTTCCAATCGCCAAATCCAACGCTTGCGTCGGTTGCTGGAAACCCGGAGAATCTTGGAACCGTTCGTGATATTCTTGGACTCTACAAACTTAAAGTCCCAGGGGAGCAGGATCGTGATAAGCAGCTCTCCGAAATACAGGACATGCTTCAGGGCATGCCAGTCGAACCTGAGCAGTACGTTGATAATCACCAAGTGCACTGGCTTGCGACGTCAGCTTGGGCTAACTCCCCCACGGGGCGGGAAGCTAAAGTCCAAAATCCAATGGGCTATCAACTAGTTTTGCAACATGCTATGATGCATTATATGATGATGCAAGCTATGATGCCTCAGGCTCCGGAAGAGG